AAGTAACATCGACCCTCAACAATGCTTCCATACAATCCCCGCTTATTTTTGGTGGAACATAAGCGCTATTTCCTTTCACATTTTCTGGTTTTCCGTTCTTGCCGACTCTCACCCACCTGTTGCAGTACTCAAGACAGGACTGGGCTACACGAGCATAGACTTCGACAAGATCGTCATAATTAATACCATACACTTCTTCGAGAAATTCGGAAAAATCGGGTACAGAATGCTCTTCGGCACTGTTAATTACACTGGTCACGTTATCGCGCCCCCCCATTTCCCGGAGCTTTGAGGCCCGGGTGTCGAGGTAAGGCTTGTCGGAGAGTGACTCCGATGTGTTCATCAACAAATCTCTTATACCTGGCACGTGTCGATGTTCGTACGCGGCACACAAATACTTGCCTGCCATGTAATCCCTATCATTAACTTGAGTATTCCTATTTGGCCTCAAGTTTATTTTCGCAAGGACACGCCCAAATTGCGGCACAGGACGACACCCTATGGCAGATCGAACATACCTCTTCCGATAGAAAGTGGCATGGTGCCGGCCGACCTGGGGCACGACTTCGGCTTGCATTCCACTAGCCTTAGTCACCGCCTCAATCCCTGCCTTAAACTGCTCCGGATCACCCTCGATATAGCCGAGGTAATCGTCCCCCCCATGAATGTTTGTGCTGTCACTGATATCGGCGCACTCCAGCGCAGCCTGAATCTGACACATGCTAACATACGAATTGCCAGTGGTGGTAGTTGTCTCACCCGACCACCTTTGTCCGTCAACTGTAGCCGCTATCCCATAGCGCGTCCACACCCGAACAGACGTCGTTTTAGCAAATTCCCGCACAAACCAATCAGGGGCACCTAGTTTTCGATAGAACATGGCCTCATAGCGCCTAAATTCCTTCGATTGACTCCCATCATTGTTCTTCATATCGCTCTCCACGGGATCACCAACGCTGCTCTCCATAATGTCACCCAATTCCTCACCACTAACGCCACAGGCATAAATAACACGATTGCCTGTGTTGTGTGGGTTGCGGATTGAAAACACTTCTTTCATCCTGTTGTTTAGTTCCATAACAACAGGACCCGTCAATGCATTATACAAATCGGTTCCCTGATATATAATGCGCGGTTGAGCACGATGTTCCTTGAGGAGGACCTCTTGCTTC